TAGGATTTGGATTCCATACATCATTTTCGTAGGATATGTTTAATCTTTCAAGGTCTGTACTAAATTGATTCCACAACTTAGGAATCTGATCCCGTGTGTATTCTTCGTCTATGAAACTCTCGTGCATCACAAACAGCAGACCAGCTTTGATATGCTTGACTTCGGGAAAATGCTCAAAGGTCATTAGCGCCATCAGCTTTAACTGTTTGGGGTCAGGGTAGCGATTTGAGCCAGTCTTGTAGTCCACAATAAATGCTCGCTCACCATCCACAATCAGCAAGTCTACGATGCCGCGTACCCAATAGCCCTTACCAAAAGCACACGCTTTTTTATTGGCATCAAGTCCCATTCTATGTTCGGGATACTTGACCCCAGGGATTTCCCTAAGTGAATCTAGTACAGGCTGAAACCGCTTATAGTTTTCAGCTAAGGGTTTACCCTCACCTACATAGTCTTCACAGGCTTTATGGACTTCCGTGCCATAACGCATTTGTTCGGTTGGGTATTTAACAAAGTGCTTTAATACTTTAACTTCCTGATACTGCTTAGGACAGTTAACGTAGTCTTTAAGAGAGGAGAATGACCAAGTAAAGTTCATGTTTACATATTACAACAAATCGTCTTTGTTGTATCCCCTTTTAAACAACTCTTTTCGAATTTTTTTAAATGCACTAGCTTCTATATTGCGCACAGTCTGACGACTAACTCCCATAACTGATGCTATATCTTCTTGAGTCATCAACGGTGTTGGCTCCTCATCAACTTCAATAAAACCTACAAAAGGAATAGGCTCTCTCATTTCATTGCCTTTTTCTTGATGCCAACGGCTCTACGAAGATCATGACTATGAAGTTTTTTACCGACTGACTTTGGAACTTCGCCAGCAGCTTCAGCTACTTTTGCGGCACGTTTGCGATTAGCAATCTCACCATCGGACAAAACAAATTCATGTTTAGCGCCCTTTGCTTTCTTACCTTCTTTTGCAATTAACTCATCATGTGAATATGACTTGTTTGGAGCTTTAACTATTTTGCCCGATTTTTCTTTGATGGCGGGGGCTTTTACCGTCAATTTTTTAGATGCCATACTAGACTCCTTTAAGGATGTTTGGGTTAATTGCCCCAATGTTTTCAAGGTTCCGATCAGGGTAATCGTTTTTCAATAATACATACTGCATACTAGCAATCCTAGCACTTCTTTTACAATCAGATTGTACTTGTATCCACGGACATTCTTTAGTGCTAGTCTTATCAAGCATCTGTATTTTTGCTTTGGTATATTCATCCCACATAGTCTGACTAGCAATATCTATCGGGCTGAGTTTGCCTTGCTTGAGCGGGTGCGTTTCACGTTCTTGGAAGCGACGGGCTTGCTCTTTTTTGCTGACGGAGTACCAGAACTTGATAATTTTAATTCCTCCTTCGACCCAGATTTTTTCAAGAACGGGCGTTTCTTTGAAGAACTGCTTGGTTTGGTTAACTGTGCAGAAACCCATGACAGGCTCGACTCCTGCTCGGTTGTACCATGACCTGTCCCAGAACGTGATTTCTCCTGCTTTAGGAAACTCTTTGATGTAGCGTTGCCAGTACCACTCTTTCGCTTCTTGCTCTGTGGGCTTGGAGAGGGCAACGACTCTTGCGGTTCTTGGGTTGAGGTGTTCCATGAATCGCTTAATTGACCCACCTTTACCTGCGGCATCGCGCCCTTCAAAAATAATGATATGTTGTGTATTAGTTTCTTTAACATGGTTTTGCCATTTCAAAAGTTCTACTTGTAATAAATACTTTTTCGCCTCGTACTCCTTGAGACTAATCAAGTTCCGTGGTGATTCTTCTGACTGATCTATTGTACTCACGCTTTCCACTCCTCCATCTCACCATAATTCTTACCAAAGTGAGCTTCACAAGCTACTGGTAAACCCTTAGCCCAGTCAGGTGGTGTAGACATGACCTCGACGATCCATGCACAAGCCTCATCTACTTCATCCTCGGGAACTACGCACACCGCCGCATCATGCACAGTTAGCACGGGTCGATAGCGCTCAGTTAATTTAATCATTTGCTGACCTACAATAATCCGTGCCAATCCTTGAACTACATTTTCCACAACTGAACCGCCCCATAGAGACACGGGGCCTTTGCGTGACTTGTATTGGTATCTGCCATTAGACTCATCAGTGATCTGTAAATCAGGGTAGCGAATGTATAACCCGTTCGGTAATTGCAGTCCTTCTTGGGTGACTCGCACACATTTGTGTTTGCCATAATAAAAGGGTTTTTGTTTGGGTTGCCAGTCAGCCATAATCTTTAGAGCTTTGTCGCCTTCTCGCCATAGTTTGACAATCATGTCGTTGGTGTCTCTGTATAGATTAACTATTTCCTTACACTTATCCTCTGTGAGGTCTGCGCCTGGCGGACTAGTCTTTAGTGTGTGCTGTAACTTTAATGCGCCAGTCCCATATCCAAGCCCGAGGATGCAAGTCTTTCCAACAAAACGTTCGACAGGATTCGCTTTAGTGATGTGTTGGTCATAGATGGAGCTTGCAAATATAGAGTACACATCGTCGTTATTGGCAAACTGTTTAACAATATCATCTTGCCCCGCAAGCCATGCAAGCACACGAGCTTCGATCTGAGACGAGTCGCAGTTGATAACCGCATACCCTTCGGGGGCGACCACCGCATTTTTAAGTGCCTTTTTCTTTTTATCCCGTGACGGTAAGTTCTGAAAGTTGACCTTATCCGACCCCGCCCACCGCCCCGTATGAGCGCCATAGTACTTAAGTGGTATAGGTAACCTTCCTTTGTTTCTCGATCCCACGTCAATGAATCGTTCAATTCTGCTCTCCTCAATAGTTGATTTTGTTCCCAGTCGCACGGCAGCGAGTTGTTGGACGATTGGGTCTTCGTGTTCTGTTAGCGCTATAAACCCTTCGTCATTTTTTGCCAGCGCAAAGGTCTGCTTGCCAGTTGTCTTGCTCTCTTTCATCGGTGGCTCGACTCCAAACTCCTTTAGCACGGCAGCGAATTGTTTATTACTGGCTAACTTCTTGCGTACTTGCTCTTCGTTCTCACATTGCAAGGTAGCTTTGAGTGTCCCTAATAACTGTAATTTCTCATGCTTAAGTTCCTCTAGTCGGTCATTGAGTAGCGCATCGTCAACCTCTAGGATTGGATTGATAAACATTTTTAAAGTCATATCTATCAAAAGCAACTCATCAGGTGGAAACGCGCTCGACAATACTTGGAAGAGCTTAAAAGTTAACTCCACGTCGTTGATGCAGTATGAGCCGTAGGCTGTGAGTTCGGCGGAAGTGAAACCAGTTATTTGCTTACCTTCTGCCAACACAACCTCGTGACCCTTAACACCTAGCTTATAACGCTCGGCAAGATAGGATAAAGAACCCCCGACATCCACACCATGAATTGCACGACCCATGCAAAGCGTGTCTAAATAAAAAGATGGCTTGATGCCAAACTTCCACGCAAGAATAGAGCCATCAAATAAAGTATTGTGGCAAAGCAAAGCAGAATCTTTCCACGGGAGTGTGGAAAGGTATTTTTGGATGTCGAGGTGTGAACCAGAAAACCATTCAGTCACACCTTCACCTACCTTGACACCAACACCGATTACTTCAAAGCGCTTGTCTCTGATGTATTCCTCAGTCGTCTGATGCTTAAAACCAAGTTTGATCTTGGAGTCGTAGTAGGTTTCAAAGTCTAGGGTAATTAGATTCATATTGGTGAAAAGTATTGGTGAAGTTTGCCGTACAAAGTTTTACTTCTTTTTTCTCGCTCTTGCTCTCTATCCTTCCTTGCTTGTTGTCTAATTTTTAATTCATCCATCATCGCTTTTAATTGCGCCTCTGCAAGCTGAGTCTGTCCTAGCGTTATAGAACTAGTAGCATTGTTAAATGATACTGTTGACTGCCCCGCACCGCCCATCGTAGTCATGGTTAACGGCGCTGACCCTGAGTGGTATGGATTGGTGCTGGTGATTCTGACTGGCTTTCCCATTTCACTCACTTCGTCCTCGCCAGTAAGTGCTTTCATGATGCGCTCGGTAAAGTTCTCACGTCTCGCATCGTTAAACGCTGTCCTGACCGCTTGCTTTTCTTCATCGGTAAAGTACTCTGTATTAAGAACCTCACTCAAGAAAGGACTCCATTTGTTCTGATGATTTGAGCCATACATGCTAGGGTCTACCCCAAAATACTCGGGGTTATCTTTAAGTCTTTGTAAAAGTATTTCAACTCCTGAGTTCATATCTCGCCTTTCGCTCTCTTGATTGCCATGCGTTGCGCTGGGCTAAAACCATCCTCAGCCATGTCTTCGTCTTTGTCTGCTAAATCAGCAAACCTAGTGCCAGTAGGAAATTGAGGAACAGTTTTAATCGCATGACGACGTGCTAGTTTACGTTCCTCATCCTCTTCACCAATGAGTCTTTGCATGATGAGTTCGGTAAACTGTTGCTGACGGCACTCTCTCATCTTCTTGTCTAAAGCCATTAAATCGTCTTTATCAAGATCATTTGCAAAATCCATAATGAGCGAGCGCCACCGACTGTCGGTAAAGAACTCTTCGGGATGCGTCTCCATTCTCGCTAATAATATTTCTACTCCGCCGTTCATACCTTGTATCTCCCTTTACCAGCATAAGAAATTGCACTACCTTGAGCTTTTGCTACCGCACGACCGAACGGGCTATCGTCTTCTTCTGTCTCGCACTCTTCTTCTTGTGGTGGGACTAGCGTCTGCAACACCATCTGATTAAACTCGTTCTTGCGAATCTGTTTAATCTTGTCAAAGATCATGCCCTTCTCGGTCTCGTTCATAGCGTCTCGGAAATAATCTTTATAGATGAACTTCCACTTCTCACTATTGGCATGGAACTCCTCGGGGTGCGTGTCCATCCTTGCCAGCACGATGCCTACACCGCCACCGCAGATACCAGCTAGGTCAACGCTTTCTTCTTCCATCTTTTTAATGTCTTCACTCATTTACTTCTCCTTAAATAACGTCTTGTATAGTTACAAAAAAGGGAGCAAGGCATAGCCTAAACTCCCTCGGGTTTACTTCTTACTTAGTTTGCCAACTTCACGATTGAGATACCATTGGGCTTTCTTCAAATCTTCTAACTTGTTCCCCTTGTGGTCTGCACGAGTAATATACTTCACCACATTACCGAGGTTATAGTTAAGAGACTTTGCTTCGATGAAATCAATCGTCTCGATCCCGCCTGTCTTGTAGTGGGGTGGGTGATTGACGTTATCTTGGAAGTTAGCAATTCTCTGTTTTTTATTACCATAAGCATCATAGGCAATTCGTGGAAGAGGTAGCTTTTTAAATTCTTGCTCTGTTAGCTTACTTGGTCTTCCACGCTTGGGTGGATCACTAAATAGCGCCAAAGACATCTGACCATTAGGCACGTTAGTGCTAGGTTTAGACTGTGCTACCTTCTTTGATTTATGAATTATCTGATACACGCTATTGGGTGTAACACCAATCGCCTTTGCTACTTCGATTGCTTTTGCATTAGGATTGTTCTTAACATAAGCCAATACCTTTGCGGTTTTAGTTAACTTCTTCATCTTTACTTCTCCTTTTAGGTTTTACTGCGGTTATCCCGATGTCGGGGGTTTTACTTCTTGCTTCAATCATTCTGTCTGCGAGGGTATATGCCCTTTCTGCTATCTCGTGGTTAATCGTGTGGTCATCTTTATATGCCGTAATTAAACCCATCAACGCAAACATCGCAAAACAATCTCTTAGGTCTTGTTCATTCATTGGTTAAGTCTCGATTCTTTTTAAATAAGTAATCTGTTCGGTACTCGGATGGTGGAACAAAACCATGTCGCTTAAAAGTCTTCATTACATCAGCGCCTTTAGTCCAAACAAACTTGGAGTTAGTGTCGGTTAAACGTGGCTTGACTTCTTTCTTGGGTGGTTCTGTTACTACTTGTGGGCGAAATACTCGTGATAGTTTCATGTTGCCTCTCCTTTAAAAGTGTTTCCATTAACGCAATCGCACGATTGAAGCCAGTCACATAAGCTTTCTCTTGTTGAGGACTGAATCGTGACTCTTCCCATTGACGCTCTAGTGCGCACCACTTACGATACTCTTCCGTCGCTCTCATATTTTCTCCCTGTTACTAGACTTGGTACTAAACGGAACTCATCAATGCGGTGTTGCATCGGATGAGGTGCTGGCTTGTATGGCTTTAAATCATCAAAGGTTAAATACTTTTTCTTACTTGCTTTCATTTTTCTCTTGCGCCTTTCTTAATATTTCTCTAGCAAATACATGTTCACCATTACCCCACTCTCTTATATAGATTTCAGTTATTTCCTCATCTGTTAGTGTCTTTGCTGGATGGGTGTAGAGTGGAATACTAAACCTTCCTATATT